TTCTAGGATATTTAGGTGGATTAGCTAGTGCAATCATATCTTTTTATTTTGGAGCATCACATAATAAAGAGGATTAATATGAAATGGTTTGGTAATATGTTGGCAAAAATGGGTTTAGTAGAATCAGAGGAAGTCAGAACTAGGGACAAAAAGGGCAGATATATAGCAGACGATCCGACTACTGCAAAAAACGAAGCGTATAAAACTGTCAAGAAAAGAAAGAAGAAGAAGTAATGTATGAGTATAAATGCACGCTTCGGTCTGTCACCGATGGCGACACCATACGCCTAGAAACTATTGATCTAGGTTTTTCTGTTTTTCTGTATAACAAGGTAGTCAGAATTGCTGGTATAGACACTCCAGAATCACGCATTAACACAAAAAGATACCCACATAGAGCAAAAGAAAAAGAACTTGGCCTGTTGGCAAAAGCTAAGTTAAAAGAATGGCTTGTAGGTGAAATAACTATAAAGTCCTACGGTGTTGATAAGTATGGGAGAATATTAGGCGATGTGTGTTGTGAAAAAGGCGATATTGGTGATTTGCTTAGAAAAGAAAATCTTGCAGTTAATTATGACGGTGGCACAAAAACTAAAGTTTGGGGAGAATAAAATGCAAATATCAGAGGAAGGCAAACAGTTAATTAAGAAGTTTGAAGGGTGTAGGCTAGAGGCCTATAAGTGTAGTGCTGATAAATGGACAATAGCTTATGGCAGAACTACTAATGTCAAGGAGGGCGATACTTGCACGCAAGAGCAAGCTGAAGCTTGGTTAGAAGAAGAACTAATAATATATGGTGCTTATGTTAATAGCGCTGTAACAGTACCGTTAGAACAAAATGAGTTTGATGCCTTAGTAGCCTGGACATATAATCTAGGATCAACAAATTTAAACAACTCTACGATGCTAAGAGTTCTTAATGAAAATCAAAAAGAAGATGTACCGCATCAAATGCGTAAATGGAATAAAGCTAGAGTTAATGGCGAAAAAGTAGTTTTAGAAGGCCTGGTACGCAGAAGAGAAGCCGAAGCTTTGCTATTTGAAGGCAAAGAGTGGCACGAAGTCTAAAAGAATAATTACAAATATATTGACATATTTATATATATGTATATATGATTAGTCATGTTTTACAAAAAAAAGGAGTAGCAAAACATGAAGATGAAAAAAATGTGGTGGGTTATGCAAGAGCCGTTTGATAGGCAAAATGCACATAAAAAAGATTTTGTAATGATTGAAAGGATTGATAGTTGGGAAGAAGCAAAAGATAAATGTATCAGAGAACTAAAATCTAATAAAAGAACATTTATGAAAGAGGTACATGTATGGTTGGAAAACTAACTAGAGACGATATACCAACTGCATCTATATCATCTTATTTATTTAATGAGTATAAGTATGGCTCTAGGAATGAAGCACTTAAAAGGTGTATAGATGCAAAGCATGGCAAGCCAACAAGGTTTGAGCAGACTAATATTCAAAGAACAGGAGATGTGCTAGAGCCTGTTTTAATTACCGAAGCTTGCGAAAGATTAGGTATGACAAATATACAAACCAATATTAGCGTAGTAGCTAAACACCCCTATTTGTTATTTGAAGCATCATTAGATGGTATGGCGCATGCAGATAGCTTAATTATCAAAGAGGATGAAAGCAGAGGTATTTATTTACCAGAAGCAACAGAGGTGAAGCTGGATGGTCAAGGCGTAGTTGAGTGCAAGTGTACAAGAGACTACGCTGAAAACCCTCCAGCTTTGTGGCGTGGTGTGTTACAGATGCAAGCACAAATGGAATGTGCAGGTGTTGATTGGGGTTTACTTGTTGTGCTATATCAATCTACAGATTTACGCATGTTTGTTTACAAGAGAGATCCTAGTTTTGCTGTAAGGCTTAAAAGGGCGGTAGAAGATTGGAATAGGCGAGTGCAAGAAGAGGACTATTTTCCGTTTGAGATACTTGATGAAAGCAGAAATGATGGGGTGCTAGTGCATCCAGAGGCCACAGAAGAAGAGGTGATTGATTTGGATATGATATGTGAAGATCATGCTAGACAGATTATGTTATCGGATGAAGCTATCAAAAATGCCAAAGCAAATAAACAAAGAGCAACAGCAGCATTGATGGAAGCTATGGGTAATCACAGCAAGGCGAAAGCAGGTGACTTTGCTATAAATTGGGGTATGACACATTACAAAGCAAAAGAAGAAAAGATAGTGCCAGCAAAAGAAGCTTACAGTATTAGAAGAAAGACTTTAAGTATTAAGAAATATGAAGACTAAAACAACAGACTTTATGGATGAAAAGATTATGGAGAAAGTGGGCAAGGAGGCTATTTGGGTATATAAAGATGTGCATAAAGAGCTTAAGGTGCTGTCAGCACAGACTGGTAAACCTATGGGACAACTTGCAGAATACTTTTTAAAGCTAGGTATAAATTCTGTAAAACATGATTTGACAAATGTTGACTTTGATGTGGAGGGTTTATAAATGGTAAACGCTAGAGCTAAAGGCGCTGCGTTTGAGAGAGAGTGTGCAAATAAGATAAATGCGATGCTTGAGACAACACATGTAGAAGATAGAGTTAGTAGAAACCTCAACCAATACCAGGAAAAAAATCAACCAGATTTAAAGTTACGTTACTTTTATTTTGAGTGCAAAAATTATGCTAGAAGTAGCAATAATTGGTACAAAGATAAATGGTGGCGACAAGTTTGTGAAGCAGCAGGTGATGATAATGTTCCTATTTTGATTTTTAAGTTTAACCACTTACCAGTCAGAGTAGCTTTCCCCTTGAGTATGATTAACTCTAATATAAGCGATAGAGAATTGCATCATCCTGTTGCCTTCACATCTTTTGAGCAGTTTTTGGAAA